GTCACCCAAACGCATAACTGCTAGCGATTGCGAGCAGGTCTGCGATAGTCACGACTTACCTTTGGTCGTGTACCTGGCAGCCAAGTACTAAGGCTGCCAGCATAGCTTACTCTAGCTATGGTTTGTCGCGTTAAACGCCTCACGGTGAAGGGCATCTTGGATTCAACCCCAAGGAGTGCCCCGTACATCAGTGCCAAATGGTACTGAGAGTGAGTATGTGCCAAAGCATCAGGCACAGCTCTGGTTTTGAGCTCTAGCCATTCCCAGGATTGCTGGTTTTTATTCCAGCGACCCCAAGGGTTTGACATGAACTCATCCAACTCAACGTCAATTCCACTGTCCGGGTCCCCTTTATAGGGTCGGGTAAAGAGGAACTCAGGTATCAAACCGTACAAGTATTTTCGTACGGGTTGAAAGAAACTTTTAGTATTCTCGTTTCTGCCTGATAAGTTGAGTACTTTATAGATATCCACGACGGATCTTAAGTCGTGGTCTAATGTGTACGGACGTACGTCCTGACCGTGATACCAATCTGCTCCACAACTCTCCCGGAAAGGACCCTCTACGAAGGTCTTTCTGGGATTTGGCCGAAAACCGCAGTACTTCAAAAGATCGAGTACTGCGGATGCATGCTTCTGTCGAACGATGATGTCGTCCCCGTATACTAAAAAGTCGTATCCGGGTATTCCAGCACCGCTAGCAGAGCATATGGCCGCAAATAAGAGTGATTCGAGTGGAAAGCAGAAACCGTTACCCATGCTACAGAACTTGTTGTACGTAGTAATACGTCCGTCAAGTTCGTATGCATGGCTCCGAGTGGCATTGAGCAATTCATACCATTCGGAGGGAAGAAGATTCTTGACTAAGCCGCAACTGATACTGTCGCTAGCTGAGGACAGATCAATCGTGACGAAGTCGTCTTCTCCCATAAAACCAAGCGATCCGCTTTTAGCGTAAACTTGGTTGACGCTCTGATCTGAGAGATCGATGCCTACACGCGCTAGCAGTTTGCGCATGTAAGTGTCAATCCCCTTTTGGACCAGACCGTTCAGTAACGGTTCGATCGCGATTCCCCTATGGGTTTTCGCGGTCTTGGGGACAAAGCTTATTTTGTTATTATATACAAGCGAACTCTTCGAGCGTACAAGCTGCTCGAAGAGGTCTGGGTCAATACTCGGAATAGTCCGCTCCGGCTGTAACAACGGCCAGATAACGGACTGCGAGCGTAAAGCCCAGGTTGCGTACATAAGAGCGCTAGGGGTCACGGACCAACTATTTGCCAGAAGTTTCCGACAAACGTTGGTGGCATTACCGTGAACCCCAATAGACGCGCCCGGTCCGAACTCGCAGCTCTTAATGATGGCCTCCATGTTGGGTGATAAACCTAACACGTAAGCAATCCAATCTCTCGCGATCTTCAGCGAGGATTCTCGCGGACTTCTCAGCTCATCGAGAAGTCTGAACTTCCTATTGACTAGTGCCATTCGGCGTTCGTCTTTATGGAAAGTTGAAATAGCCCGACCCCTAGGATCCATGTTAAGGATCTGTTTGGGAAAAGGATATTTCCGAATTAGAGCAGCGAACTGATTCATCACGAAATGTTGACGTGAGTCGCCGTACTTCTGTGTGGCGAAGGAATCAGCTAACTCATAAACCTGTAACCAACTATTAGAGCGAACAAGTTCGCCAAGTCGCTGGACTTCAGGGTAAGAGTTATGGACACTAACAAGATTAGTTAACAAGCGCCTGTAATTTATCCAGGATGCCTGTTTGAGCCTCTTGTTGCAATCTTTCAATTTCGACGGCTTTGGGGATTTCATAATGAAGTACTCCAAGTTGTGCTCTGACGGTATTTGAAGCGTCAAGAACGATTAAAACAACCGCTGCGATTATCGCAATGGCAGTCAAGAACAGCAATGTGTAGCGCATTTGTTTTTCCTTTTGGGAAGACAAAACCAAACCTCTTAGAAAGAGATTTGAGCAGACTTCACGTGCGTCTTGAAGTTAGCCAACGCAAGAAGCGCAGCAAAATCGTTGATCAACGCATCAATGTCAGCACTAGCGGCTCCGATAGGAACTGCAACGTCGCAACTGATGATCGCCTCACCGGTGGTCGTAAGAGCGCCGGTAAGAGTCAAAGTACGCGTAAGTTTCGCTTGTGTGCGACCGAGACCGCTGAAAGTAGCAGTGGGCTTCGCAGCCTGGCGCTTAAGAACGAGGTCGTCCTTAAGTGACACAGTATGTGCGGGCCCATTGTAAACAACGGCGCTAACGCCAAAAGAATCGGCGTTAAAGGTCTTAGTATTGAAGGTTAACGACATGAGGAATTTCTCCTTAAAAGTGTGTTACATCCGTCGCCGGCCCGAAATTGGGTCGCGGAATACGGTTCCAACACGTGACGCGAAGAGCGCCAAAGTGTCAGTTATCCGAATCAAATTATCGAGTCGGAAATCTCCCCTGATAACCAACCCAGGAGAGGACAAGGAAGCTATACGATTTTTAGTTTCGTATAAACTGGTAAACTGGCCATTAGCCGGAGAGACAAGGGTGTAGGAGGTTCCAACCACATAAGTGTTTGCAACGCTATACTGAACTTGTCGAGTTCTCTTGGTTACGGTACAGTCGCCCAGAATGCCACTTGTCAGCGCGGGAACACTAGCTTGCAAATAATCAGCAACGTTAGTGAACCAATCGACCACGAAAGAAGCAGGAATTAGGTTCCAAGGCAAGGTAACTAAGTTACCCGGCGTTAGACCGACCTCACTCAAACCATCGAGAAAGGTCTCTGCAACTGTAGTGGCCCTGACGGTAACCTCATCCGTGGTGTTACGTTTAAGTAACATACGGAGGACGGTACCGCCAACATCGACCGTGTCGACTCTCTGAAGCCGCATTGTAGCGGAACCTCGGAAAGTCTTGCGATCGCGTCTTGGGACCGCGCTCATACCGTTTAAGATAGCCTGCATATCTGCAATAGTGGGCAAAAGCCCATAACGCAGTTGCAGCCACGCACTAGCCGTATCATGACCTGTTTGAACAAGTCGCTCGTATTTATTGAGCCACAAGTGAACAGATTTAGCACGGGAAATGAGTGGCAGACCCAGCGAGTACGCTTGAGCAGCAGATTCGACTAAATCATTCTTCGAATTAGCGCTTAAGTTGGCACGACACTGGGTGCCTGCTTCAGTCATCAGCGACGCCACATCGGCGTCCGTTATGAGAGCATCCGGATAGAGTATTCCACCGGTGCTCTGCAATCTATACCCTAAAATGTCACCGCGCGTCTCATAAATCCCCTTCTTTGCAGGAGAGGAGCAAGAGTTAGCGACAGTCTGGATAGCGCCTCCGTATGTGCACGATGAAGTGCAGACGGTACGAGATTTCGACATCGGAGTTATAATAACCTCTCCGGCGGCGGACCTCTTAGCGAAACCAGGCGTGACAATATCGTTCATAACTTCCGTCTCTCCAAGCTTAGCGCCTGGGGAGTACGTGTAGTTGAGGAAGAAAGAAGGTGTCGAACAATTGACATCCTTTGCCCATTCCGTGGCGTTAGCCGGCGAAGTGAGCACTCCTCGAGAACGAACCCTGGGGTACGGATTTTTAACGCGATTAATATTTGGCATGATGACCTCTACTCTGTGTTACGGTACGGGATCACTCACGTGATCTAAAAGACCTCCTCGCGAGACGAAGATGTTATAGACGTGAACTGGCGCAGTTAACCAGTCAATAACAGTCAAGCCTTTTGTTTGGCTCGGTATGTGCATCTCTGTGCTGCACACGTTGGAAAGGGCTCACAAGAGCTTTTACCTCCTATACCAACTGTTATGCCCTAAATGGGCCGTTATCTAAC